ATCTTCACGCCTTATTGTACCATTTTGATCGCTTTATTAATCATGCGTATCAAACCTCGTCTGGTTATCTTTGAGGCATCAAAGGTCTCTGTATAGCCTCCCTGTGGCATATATTCCTTGTCTAGGAAAGAACCATGTTTTTCCCTTAGTGTTCTTAGTACTAGTGTTTCTACGGCTCTTGCCTTATCCCGTTCGGAAAACCACCAATACTTAATCAATACCCAACCCTTAGTCCTATGGCTTGCAAACCTTCTTCCGCTTACATCTGATATACCTATCTTGACAGCCTTATATACAGGGCTATAAAGTATATAAAGTAAAGTCATGTCTTTATTATACCCCGTCGAAAATGACTATTTAAAAAGCACTTCTCTTGTTGAGTCTTTGGTAAACCACATGGGGATAGTATATCTGTCTTCGTTTGTAATATTTATTTGATGAACCATATCAACATTGTGCGATGGAAAAATTACTAAATTCCCTAAACTTGGCTTGATTGACAAATTCATAGTTGGAAAATAAAGTTCTCCACCATCATTTACTGTATTTAAATATAAAATAGAACTATAAGCAAAATGTTGTTGATACCCACTTCCCACATCAGAATGAACCCTTAGCCAATCACCCTTTAAATGTTTAGCCAACCACAAAGAGGTCAGATACTGGGTCTCTTTTTCCTCATATAATTCTTTTATATTTGTTTTTGCTTTTTCAACTATACTTTTGATTAAATCCTCTATGTCTTCAAGCCTTGTTATAAATTTTTCTGGTTTATACGTTTTCATTTCGTCGTCTTGTCCAAACCTTCTTTTATAAAATCTATTTTCAAGATAAACAAAGTTTGGACTTGATCCATCGCTCATCCAAGGTTCGGCATTAATAATATTACGATTTATATAATTAATTATTTTATTTGATTCTTCCGTGTTTATAAAATTTTCAACGATTTTTACTTTTTCTTCTGGATCTTGAAATGCTGTCATTTATCTATTGTATCATAGGGTATAATTAATATATGAATGAACAAAAAATAAAACAAAGCGTTAGGGCTTTAACAGTCCTATTTGGAATATTTATTGCCGTAACCATAATTGCAGCCATATTTGCTTGACATATAGCCATAAACCTGTCATACTAGTAGTATGCAAACATTTCTACCATCTCAAGACTTTACCCAGTCTGCCCAAATACTAGACTCAAAGCGCCTTAACAAACAAATATTAGAGTGCTACCAGATTCTCAATGTTCTATCTGGCAAGTCGCCTACAGGTGGATGGCGTAATCATCCAGCAGTATTGATGTGGCGTGGCTTTGAGCGAGGTCTATGGGCGTATGTGCAGGCTATGATTGTGGAAGCCAAGTATCGTGGTATCAAGACAGAAAACAATGAGACAAACCTGAACAGACTTAAAGACCAGTGTTGGGATGATTGGGGTAGCGATGCTCCAGCATTTTGGTTTGACAACAACAAATTGTCTAGGGTTACTACTACACACAAGGTAAGTTTGTTTAACAAAGATCCTTTGTATTATGCAAGGTTTCAGCCACATGTTAATAGTTTCTTTAACTCCCCTTGCTGTCCTGAGCGTAAGTTGCCGTGTAAGTATTATTGGCCAACACACGAAAAAGTAACCGATAGTGCCCTTGTAGGGAATTGATAAGTTTTTTTTATTTTCCGCCAAAATTTAAAACATGATATAATCTAGATATGGAAAAATCAAGGTGTCATTTTTGCGATAAAGAAGCACAATACTACGATGTTGTGCTAAAAAACGCCGAATACATTGTGGGCGATGTTTGCGTAGATCACCTTTCCGTAGAATTTGTATCCTAGAAACTGGATGGTATAATAAAAAAATGACATATAGTGCTGAAGACTACAAAGAAAGAAATGTAACTAAACTGGTAGAGATTTGGGAGCCAAGAAAAGAATACATTGAAAAAGACCTGTGGGTAATAAGAAACTTTCTTTCAGATGAAGAATTGGTTTGGTTAAATAAAGAAGCAAATAATCCAGTTGGGTGGTACACCACAATGAGATCACCTTATGGGGGTAATACTAAAAACAAATTTTTAGGTTATATACCAGATTACGATCCCGTCAGTGGGGCTATGCTTGTTCCTAAAGACAACTCTAGGTGGGGATACAAAGATCCCGTAGGATATTTTGAGCCTAGATTAGAGGCTGTAATGCCTAAGTATTTTGCTGGTGCTGGTGCACTTCAATCTTTTTTTGAAGTTCCTGAAGAGCAGATTATTGCAGAACTTGGCAGTACTGTTGACTATGCTATGGACTGGCACTGGGAAAGAGACGATAATGACGATGAAGAGCAGCAAAGAACAATTGTAGTAAATTCAAAAACTCAAGGGAAAAGAATATTAAGTGAAGCAAAGATTTCTGCATCTTTGAGCATTTATATAAATGATAACTTTGATGGTGGAGTTCTTGAGTTTAAGAATAAAGATTATGTAATCAATCCAGAGCCAGGCATGCTAGTTAATGTTCCTTTATATAAAGAGTTTGAGCATAGAGTTACAAAAGTTACTAATGGAAATCGACACACTATATATGGAAGATGTTGGGATAGTTTAGAAGGAATCTACAAGTCAACAGATGAAGACTGCTAAATGAATAAAAGAATATTAAAAGATGGATCAGAAGTAGATTCATATGATAAGCCAGTTGATTTAATTATTCATACAAAAGCACCTGGAAAATGGAAATTAATAGATTTAGAAACTGGTCAAGAATATCTTGGATCAGAAATACCGCATGGTACATTTTCAGAAGTTTTAAGAAACAAAGTTTTAAATGGTATCATCGGCTCTTGGTTCAAAACCAAGGGTAGAGATATTTGACAAACCAATCACAGTAAGGTATACTTAAAATATGGAACAATGGGTAAACGACTACGCATCATATGTGCTTGTTTTAAGCGGTGCTGCTGCTATGTTTGTAATTGGCAGAAAGAAAAGATTTGGCTGGCTTTGGTTTATATTTAATGAATTTATGTGGACTGCATATGCTCTAATTACAAAGCAGTATGGGTTTATACTTGGTGCTATCCTGTATGGTGTAGTGGGAGTTAAGTCTTTCATTCATTGGAAAGAAAAAGATAAAACAGAAAGGTTAATGCATTAATTATGATTAGTTTATTTTTTTTAATTCCAGCATTTGTTGCTGGATATATAGTTTGTTACCTAGTTATGACCTGGGGAGTTGATCAAAACTAAGTTTTTAAGAAAGGCTATTTCTAAATTCACAAATATTTTTAAAAACTTCATCATTTGGCCATAATTTTTGTAAATCAGAATAGTCAGTCGGATTTTCTTTTTTTGCAAATCTAAAAAAAATCATTTTTACAAAATCTCCATCATTAAATATTTTGTTGGGTCGCCAGTGTGCAGTTTTATTTGGATTAAAAACTAGGGCAGAGTTGTTTTTAATTTCATAAGTTTCAAAATTTACACCAATATCCCATCTTGTGTTTGAGTCAAATTGATAGTTAACTATTAAGTCGTTATTGTCACCATCATAATGCGGAGGCAGACTTGGTGTTCCATACCTAGAACTATATTCTACATATGTGATAGAGGATAGCGTTAGATCAAGGCCAGAGATATAGTTTGCAAGTTTTGTCAATCTTATAGTGAGTGATTTGTCCGCAAGTTCTAAGTTTTTAACAGGAAATAAATCTGAAATATTATTGATATTAAATTGTATTCTTCCGAGATACTTTGAAACAGAAATATATGAATCTTGATCATCAAATATAAAATTTCCATATTCGTCTTTTGGTGCTTCAAGATCTTTTGTTATATTATTAAATATTGAAATTTCTTTTTCAGAAAGTAAATTATCAATAATTTTTGTATCCATTCTGTAATTATATCATGCAGAATTTGACAAAACTGCTATTTTACGATAAAATTATATTATGAGTAGACATATAACATGCCCAATTTGCAAAAAAGAGTGGGAACTAAGGTGGGGAATTATGGCAAATGAGTCCTTATCCAGACATATGAAGGAGCATAAGTGAAACCACTAGCACACATATACGATGTTGACGGAACTCTTGCGAATGTAGATCCATTTTTACACCATGTTCGTGGTGGCAACAAAGATTACGATGCTTTTCACTATTCTTCCATTGATGCCCTGCCAAATTTTGATGTAATTGAAATGTTAAATAATTCTTATAATGATAAATATTCAGTCATCATTGTTACATCAAGAAAAGAAAAGTATCGTGGAATCACATCTCTATGGTTGCAAAAAAACAATGTAAGAAGCCATGCCCTGTTTATGAGAGCGGACAATGACAACAGACCAGACTATGAAGTTAAAAAAGACATACTAGATAAAATAAATGAACTATGGAACGTAACACATGCAGTTGATGATAACCCACATGTAATAAAACTATGGGAAGAAAATAATATCCCTACCACAAAAATAGGCACATGGGACGGAGATCGTAGTTGACCTCAAGAGTTGGCTATGGTATGATTACTATATGAAAAAAACTAACAACAAAGTATCACAACATAAGGCAAAGCGTTACGCTAAAAATAAAAAGAGGCTTAAAGATAAACCACATCTTTCTAAGTTTGAGCGCCAACAAATTGCAAAAAGGGCAGAAATTTTAGGCGCATCGTTGCAAAGCATGACTAACCATGCTAGATAATATAATCAAACTTATATTTTCTTGGGAAAAACTTAGGCTTGCAGTTTTTGCTGAAGTAGATTGGTATAATTCAATTACCAGAACACTAAACGATCCAGACTCTATGAAAACTGCTTCCGCTTTTTGGTGTGAAGAAGATGGATGGCGTGGCTGGGGCATTAAAGATGATGGCTCATATTATTTTCACGATGTACCAGAAAAACACCTTAGTGATATATTTGATATAATAATAGATAAAGAAACAGTATACTAAAGGAGATGCAGTATGGCATGTGGATGTGGATTTTCAACTGAGTACCCAGCCTGTAACGGAACTCATAAAGTTGTAAAGGCTGTAAAAGATAAAATTATTGCTGACATTGAGGCAATCGATATATCTGATGGAAAGTTAAACGGCTTGGGCATGAAAATGCTTGTGATTGAAGCGGTTAAAAAGGTAAAGGGTGTATGACTTGACTATTTTTTACAACGAATGCGTAAAAAATAAAAATGTTTGGAAAATAGAAAATGTTTTTTCAGATACAGAATTAAAAAACATTTATGAAAAAGTTAATCAAAAAAGAAACGAGTTTGATGAAAATTTTGTTTTTCATGGAGACTCTAGCCTAGAAGATGTAAGCGGAATAGGACCAGATCCAGACCTTGGCAGGTTTAGAATTGGAAGAATAGAAATAACACAAGAAGTTTTTAAAAAAATAAACGATTTATTAAAAGATAAAACAAATAAAAATTTAAAACTAAGCGGTATAAGTTGTGTTGAATACAGCAATGAATACGGGGATCCAAATTTACCACCACACTTCGATTCTTGCGAAACAGATTTAATTATAAACTTTCAATTACAATCTAATACCGAATGGGAGTTAGGATTAAATTTAGAAGTTTATAAACTCGAAGACAATTCAGCATTAATTTTTAATCCTAATGAAATAATTCACTGGAGGCCTTTTAAAAAATTTAAAGATCAAGAGTTTGTCAAGATGATTTTTTTTAGATTTACAGATTACAAAACAGACAATAGTCATTTAATGCTAAGTCAAGACGACGAAATTTTTAGCGAAGTTCTTAAATATAGAATGAGTTTGTGTCATAACTTACAAGACTGTGACTGCTTTTGTGATGATTGCAAAAAGGCACAAAAAAATATTATAGATAAAATTATTGAAGAGTATAGAACTTGTCCAAATATAGTTCAATCAGAAGACAGACTATTTTGTTATACATGGTGGAGACATGACGATTGTGAAAGAATTAGAGAGTTGTTGTATAGGATTACTAAAAATCGTTTATATACCCTGCCAGAAATAAGACCATCAGTTAGTACTGCCATAGAAGAAATGATTAATGATCCAGATACCGCAGAAATATTACGAAGACTTGAAGACAGCGGTATTTGACAAGCAGTACAATACAAACTATAATTAAATAATGGAGCAGTAGCCAAGTTGGTCAAGGCCCCGAACTCATAATTCGGCTATCGTAGGTTCAAGTCCTACCTGCTCTACCATGTCTCCATCGTCTAGTGGCCTAGGACTCTGCCCTTTCACGGCAGCAACACGGATTCGAATTCCGTTGGAGATACAATACCTCTGTAACTCAGCGGAAGAGTAGCGGACTTCTAATCCGTTTGTCGCAGGTTCGATTCCTGCCAGGGGTGCTATAATAGTTTTGGAGGAATAATGATTATACAAATTATAGGTTTGCCTGGATCTGGCAAGACTGCATTAGCGACGGCACTTAAAGAAAGAATTAATGCCATACATCTTAATGCTGATGAGGTAAGGTCTACAGTTAATTCTGATCTTGGTTTTACCGCCGAAGATAGGATTGAGCAGGCTCGTCGCATGGGAGAGATGGCAAGGTTAATTGCAAATCAAGGTGTTGCTCCTGTCATTGTTGACTTTGTTTGTCCTACTAATGAAACTAGAGAAGCCTTTGGTCCAGCAGATGTTGTTGTTTGGGTAGATAGAGTTAAGCAGGGCAGGTTTGAAGATACAAACAAAATGTGGCAAGACCCAGAAAGATTTGATATCAGAATTCTAGACGGATACACATTAGATCAGGAAGTAGACACTGTAATACAGGCTGGTGCCTTGTTTGATTGGTCTGCCCCAACAACTCTTCAGTTAGGAAGATATCAGCCTTGGCATGAAGGGCATCAGGCTCTCAAAGAAGAGGCTCACAAAAGAACTAAGCAGGTATTAGTAGGTGTTCGCAATACATACAAGACATCAGAAAAGGATCCATTGAAGTATGATGAGGTTGCAACATATATTCAGCAAGATAATCCATTTAAGGATACATTAGTATTACGACTGCCAAATATTACAAATATTGTTTATGGTCGTGATGTAGGCTATAAGATTGAACAAGTAGATTTGGGAGCAAACATTCATGCTATATCGGCTACGCAAAAGCGTAAAGAAATGGGCATCTAAAATATTAGATAAAATAGGCAATGATAAAATTGAGTGGCCTTCGTGAAAGTAACTAGGGCAAGATCATTTGTTAAGGCACTAAGTTACCGCATATGGGGAACTCTTTCTTCATTTGTTGTTGCCTTTGTGATTACAAAAAATGCTACAATATCAGGAGCAATCGCTTTTTGGGAAACAGTAATTAAAGTATTTATCTACTATGCCCATGAGCGTGGCTGGAACTATATACAGTGGGGGAGAAGGTAGTTTTTCTGATCTAATCAGAAACAAAACTATGGTATCATATCCATATGGAAAAAATATATCTAGATGAAGATAAACAGGTTTGGGTCATTGAAGACTTTTTAACAAAAGAAGAACTAGAATGGTTCAAAACACAAACAGACGATGAACTTGGCTGGTATCCAACAATGAGGTCGCCTTATAAAAATATACTAAATAAATTTTTAAATGTTGTTCCTAAATATGATGAAAACGGAAATATAGAATTTCCAAATGAAGCATCTGAGGTTATAGACCTTCCAGTATTTACAAGACCAAATGGCGTATGGCAAAGACTTGAGTCTGTTCTTCCTCCATCATACCGCAGACATGCCACACTTCAAAGTTTTAAATATATGACAGATGATCAAATAAAAGAAAATTTAAATATGGATATAATAAATTCATATAACATAGATGATAAAAATATAGACTTTGCTATGTATTGGCATGAAGATCCAGGCCATGAGCAAAATATTGTATGCTCCTTTAGTTTGTATCTTAATGATGATTACGAGGGCGGAGAATTAGAGTTTGCTGAAGTTCCGATTAAGTTAAAGCCAAAGGCTGGAACGCTTGCCGTAATTCCTGGAGGACATAAATATAGGCACAGAGTTAATAAAGTGTTAGGCCCAAATTCAAGACATACTCTTTACGGAAACTCTTATATAGACCCCTCAATAGTTGTTGCAAGCACAAAGGATGACTGTTAAATTATGGAAAAAGTATATTTAGATGAAGGCCTATGGTATATAGAAAACTTTTTAAAAGAAAATGAATTGTTTTTGTTAAAAAAATATTGTGATGATCCAAACCATTGGTACACGACTATGCGTTCTCCATATAAGAACATATTAAACAAATGGCCTATGAGTGAACCTAGATATGATGAAGATGGCACACTTGCAATTCCAAACCAAGATGATCCAGTTATAGAAGAAGTTTTTAATATTTTTAGCGGCCCAGAAGGGATATTTGAAAGACTGAGATCTGTGCTTCCAGAAGGATACGCACCAAACAGCGGGATTCAAACATTCAAATATTGTACAGACGAAGAAATAAAAAGAGATAGAGACGAAAGTATGTCTCTTGGCAATGCAGAAATGTTTGCAGTTAGATCTAATCCCGATAGCGCAGAAGATATTGACTATGCTATGGATTGGCACTGGGAAGATACAGGTGCTACTGGTAGTAGGATTGCATCACACTCAATATACTTGAATGATGACTTTGAAGGTGGCTACATAGAATTTAAAAAAGGCTATATAGTAAAGCCAAAGGCTGGCATGTTAATAAATATTCCGATTGGCAAAGAATTTACCCACAGAGTAACAAAAGTTCTTGGACCAAACTCAAGGCACACGCTATACGGTCAGTGCTGGTCTGATAATAATATAGTACTTAGTACAAAAGACGATTGCTAAAAGGGTGCTATAATAATCTCATAACCTATAGGAGGTAATCGATGAAATCTATATATGATATCGAATTGGAGTCTGCTGAAGGAGAATCACACTTCTTGCAGCAATTTAAAGGCAAAGCAGTATTGCTTATCAACACAACAGTTGGTTGTGGAAACGCTGGTCAAATGGAGTCTATTCAGTGGATTCAAGAAGATCTTGCTGGAGATGACTTTACTGTTGTTGCAATTCCAACAAATGACTTCTGTGGTCCTAGCATTACAAAAGGAAAGTGGTCAAAAGGTATCACTTGTGGTTTAGACTCAAAGAATTACGGAATAGATGTGTATGGTGTTACATTCCCATTCTCAGAAATGATTACATCTAATCCCGCAGATATTCCACTAGAAGCCCCTTGGCTTGGTAAAGGTCCAGGACTTAACGGAAATGGTCAACCATTTGGAGAAAGACATGAACTTTATCTAGAAGTTTCAAGACAAATTTTGGAAATAATGAATAAGAAAAAAGAACTTGGTATAGTTGAAAAAACAGATTATGAGTCAAGATATTTAAACGAACATAATGGCGGATTCATGATGAATGCTAACTTTGAAAAATATCTAATTGATAAAGATGGATATGTGGTTAAGCATTATCCTGCTACAACATTGAACTGGGATGTTGAGCGCACACTCAAAGAAGATCTAATAGCAAAAGGACAAGATCCAAAAATGGGTCCAGATAGATCTGAATACATTTTCAATGAGGAAAATGCTGTTATCCGTGACCATATCGAAAGATTGATGGCTGGAGAAAAATCAATCATTAATCCAGCATATGTCGATGCAGACGAACTAGTTGCTGTTTAATAAATTAGTTATTAATAAAAACTATTCTCTCCTATGATATACTTAGTATAGAACATAGGAGAGAATTTTTATGAACATATATGATTTATCATTTATAGACAACAATAAAAATGTTGTAGAATTAAAAAACTTTAAGGATAAAAATATTCTTATTGTAAACACAGCAAGCAAATGTGGATACACCTCACAATATGCAGACTTGCAAAAGGCACAAAGTGATTCGCTAGTCGTTATTGGATTTCCTTGTAATCAGTTTGGCAACCAAGAGCCAGACTCCAATGAAGTTATTAAACAATTTTGTACAACTAACTTCGGAGTAACATTTCCCATCTCTGAAAAAATAGAAGTAAATGGTCCAAATGCACACCCAATATATAAATACTGTAAAGATCAGGCTACTGAAGGTAGGGACATTGGCTGGAATTTTGAAAAATTTTTAGTGTCTACTGATGGGTCTATTAGACATTATCCTAGTTCATATAAAGTATCCGATATTGCAGTATAGCCCCTATAATGCTATAATAGTAGTAAGGGTGTAGTTAGCCTATATTTGTCGGGAAACACTTATAGCCTATGTTGCAACACTACACCCCCTATTTTTGATCAAACATAAAAGAAAGAGATATAATGAAAACAATTGGATATAAATTAAATCCGTTTCGCATTGTTGGTGTAAAGCCAGGAAGACTAGATGGTGCTGATGATGTTTTTGAAACATTAAACGAGAAATGGTTTCCAGGAAAATGGAAAGTTCTTGTGTATTACCCTAAAGATTTTACCTTTGTGTGTCCCACAGAAATTGTTGCTTATGACAAACTTGTAAATGATTTTAATGATCGTGATGCAGTATTACTGACAGGATCAACAGATAATGAATTCTGTAAGGTTGCGTGGCGCAATGCCCATGAAGATCTGAAGAAAACCAACTCGTGGTCTTTTGCTGACCAGGTTCGCAATTGGCAATATAATGGAGATGATGAAGGGTACACTGGTTTAGCAGAACAACTTGGAGTTCTCAATGAAGACGGAGTTGCCCTTCGTGCAACCTTTATTATTGATCCAGACAATATTATTCAGCATGTTACAGTCAACAATCTAAATGTTGGTCGTAGTCCTGAAGAAACATTGCGTATTCTTGATGCTCTTCAAACAGGAGAACTCTGTGCTTGCAATAGAAGTCTCGGTGGAGAAACCTTGTGAGTTGGGTAGACGAAGTAAAGGAAATTGTTCCTGAGTATGCTAAAGATATTAAATTAAATCTTGATGCTGTAATCAACAGAAGTGCTTTTGATTACGATTATTCTTCATCTCTCGCACTTGCAGCAGCCCTTGCAACAGGTAATCAGGACATTGTCGCTATGGTTTCTGCTGGTGTTACAGATGAGGTAGAAAAAAATGCAGCCTTTACTGCAGCAGCATTGATGGCACAGAATAATGTTTGGTATCCATATACAGAGATGGCAGATGATCCTAATTTAACTGGATTGCCTGCACAACTTAGAATGAATGCCATAGCGTCTCACGGTGGTACAACAAAAGATAAGTTTGAAGCATATGCATTAATAGCATCAATTATTGGTAAGTGTCATTTTTGTGTTAAGGCTCACTACGAGACCTTAAAGAAAGAAGGATACACAACTGAACAACTTCGTGATATTGGGAGAATTGCTGCAACGATTAATGCTATTGCTAAAGTCGTAGTAGCGTAATGGATTGCCTCCTTAACTCAGGGGTAGAGTACCCGCCTTGTAAGCGGGTTGTCGTAGGTTCAAATCCTACAGGAGGCTCAAATGAATTTAGAAAATGAAATAAAAGACATATTATTTGAAATTGGCAAGGAAATAAAAGTTCACAAACTAATAGATGGTAATCTTATTATTGAAATAGATTATGATAAATACACAATTCAAATTATGGAACTAATAAAAGATTATTTAACCAAACATTGATTTTAATTTAAATTCAGATACAACACCAGAAACACGATCATAGATTTTGCCGTCAATTTTTGATATTAAAGTTGGAACTGACTGGACATTATATTGCTCGGCCTTATAAAATTCTGTATCAACATCAACCTTATCGTAATGAATATCTGTATTATTTTTTAAAAACTCATCTATAACTGGTGCCATTCTTTTGCATGGATTACACCATTCTGCTGTAAAATGTATTAGTTCTTTCATTACTTATCTTTCTTGTTATACTCGCCGTACTTACCAAGAACTGCTTTAACTGTCCCGTCTTTTCTCAAACGCACTATCATGCCATCTTTAATCTGTATTGGATTAAAGGGGTGCTTTGTTTTATATTTACCAGATGACATTATTTTCTCTTTCTATCAAAAGCAGATCCTTCCCAAATTGTTTTCTCAACTGGAATACAATTAGGAACCATTTTGCCATTTTGTTCTTTCATACCACGCTGAACATATCCATCCCAACATGGTGCTTGTTTGTTTACACTAGCACAGCAATCTGATTTCATTTCTCCAGATTGACATTGAGGACATTGCTCACATGTTACATTTAATTCTTTACACATTGGACATCCACATCCTTCATATGCTTTGTCCATTCCCACATTTGACTCTAATGAAGGCATAGCCATTACTTCTGATGCTTTTGCTCCAACAAAATATTCAGTCTCTTCAAGACCGCCCTCTTCCATTTCAAATAATTGTATTAGTATGGCAGGATCTTCTGCACTTGCTTCTAGAGCATACTCTGATCCTGGGGTTCCAAGCATACCTTCTGTCATTACATGAACAACACGACCAACATACATTTCTTCTTCATGTGGGGCCATTACCATGTCGCCCTCTTTGACCATAGCCTTGCCTATATTGCCCTCAGAACGGTTTATAGCGTAGATCTGTGCTGCAGCCTCAGAACGAGTCTTATGGCACCCCATAACCTCTCCTGTGTCCTTTAAAGCAGGGTATCCAGAACAACCATTAGACCCCTTAGAACCTATACGATACGGCATAAAACTATTATAGCATAGAGTATGAGCAGTTTATACACATGCTCAGGTGTTTGATAGTATTATTACTTACTTGATTTTGATTGTTTTTGGTTTCTTTTCTTCGGGGATGTTTCTCTCCACAAAGACGCTAAGAATACCGTCTGCCATTTCAGCACGATCTACCTCCATATACTCTCCAAGAGCAAAGGTGCGTGTGAACTTTCTGGTTGCGATACCCTTATGCAGGACATTACTTGCGTCCTCTTCGGCTTTCTCACCCTTTACAATAAGACTTCCATTATCCACAGAAACCTCTACCTCATCTTTGCTGAAGCCAGCAATAGCCAGAGATAGTTTGTAAGTATCTTCATCAATCTTCACCACATCATATGGTGGATACGATTGACGAGTTGCCTCACGATGGATATTATAGAAGCGGTCCAACTCTCTGTTGAAACCAATAAAAAATGGATCCTTAAAAAGATCCAATGACCATGAACTTACCATTATTTCCTCCTTGTTAAGCGAGTTCAATTTGTACCCCCCTTTGGGCAGGCACAACTAAATTATAGCATAATAAAACAGGGATGTCAAGTACCCATCCCTGTCCTATAAACAAATACTATTAAAGCATTTGCTGTGGCTTTCCGCCACCGCCAGACTTCTTCTTTGCTGGAGCCTTCTTTGCAGGCTTCTTTACAACCTTTGCAGACTTAACTGCAGCGTCTACATCTTCTACAGATGGTAGGCGACCAAACGCTGTGTCGTTTGGATTTGCTGCTCTCAATACTACTGGCACAATTGCACCAAGCAATGAGTATGCTAGTGTCTGTGGATCAGTTACTCCAGAAGCATACATTGCTGTTGCTGCTCCAAGAACTGATCGACCATAAGACGCTAGTGCTGCCTTAATTTGTTCATTCATTTTTTTCCTCCTAGGATATGAACTTCGATATGGCTACCCAAACTGGTTGAGCAAGCCATAATCCAATTATACCAGCAACGCCAGCGAATACTGGAGGGGCTGGAATTGGAATCTTAACTGGGGATATTGCGCTTATTGATAGGATTATTAAGCCTAAAGTAAGGCCTACTGATAGTGATAACAAGATTTCTTTCATTTATTCCCTCACATTTTGTAGTTGTGTATAATGGTTTAAACAAACATCTAGCACCCTTGTTTCTGTGCCAAACAGTTTTTCTCCGTCTTCTTTACAATTAAGAACATTACAGTGTCCAACTGGATCCAAAAATATTTGATCATAGGTTTTAAATTCTATCATTTTTGTGACTCGACATACTGATTAATAAAAGATATAATAATTTCTGATTCAGATCTTGGAACAGCATTAATTAAAAGATGATGTATATTGTCTTCTTCAAGAGTCTGGACAAATTCATGAAAACTATCATATGTGAAATATTCCACATCGCTTACTACCGCTGGTATCTCTCCCTTTTTCCAGACTGGCCTCATTGCATGTTTTGCCAGTGGCTCTAACTCTTCTTTTGTTTTTCTAATAATTGGTGTCATTGCCAGCATAACTTCTGTATTTTTAATATCAAGATTAATCATCATTGATGGATCTTTTAAAACATCTGACCAAAATCCACGTTTATAAATATGGTAAGGCAAAATTATTTTATTTTTGTATTTTTTAACAGTATCAAAAACATAACTGTTTGTAGTTGATATATAAACATCTAAAGTGTTCTCTAATTGCTTTCCTTCTGCAGTTTGAGTAGCCATTATGCCATTATTTATTTCATCAAGTTTTTTAATAAATTCAATTGTGTATTTTGATCTTTCTAAAGATTCTGATAAATCATTTACCTCCCCCAAAATACCACCAATATTTTTTTCATGATCTTTGATATATCCAGGAACAACATTTATTTGAAGCCTATTTGGAGCAATCTCATTTATTGATTGAGTTATTGTATATAGATATTGTGGAGATATCGTGTATGGCCTAATTGCAACAAGATATTTAATCTTACCGTCTGTTTTGATTTCTCTTGCAACTCTTGTAAACATGTCTCCTTCTGTAGGATCATATGTATACATTACCCCAGAAAAATTATTTTTTTCAAGAATAGGTGCTGTCTCCATGCTGTTTTCATGAAACACACCGCCAAAATAATAAAAATTCATTATAACATTTTACCATAATCTTCGGGAAGTAATTTTTTTAATTGTTTAAATTCTGAAGATATTTTCTTCAGAGCAAAATCATGGGGAGAAACCATCCCCTCAATAGCAGCCCCATACTTGTCATAATAGTCAATCTGTGGCTCAATCTCATCGATAAACTTTTGTAGTCCAGCCTGAACAGACTCTATATACTCATATGCTAAATCACGAGAATCTGAAACAAATTTTAAAAAATCTTCATTTGCTTTTTCTTTATCTGTTTTGTTTTCTTTGTGCTGAATTTCTTGCTCTAACAAAGTCTTTAAAGTATTTGCAAGAATAGAAATGTTAATTCTTTTTTGCACAATATATAAATAAATAAATAATAATGAAGTGATAGACAAAGCAACTATAGCAAACATTTCTATCATAATTCTTTTCCTCCCTCTCTAACTAACTGAACAATTGCCCCATTCTGCTCAAGAGCCTTCTTTGTTTTAATCATATAGTTTGCAGCACGAATCTTGTCATCATGACTTAAAAGCATAAAAGATTTTTCAGACGCACGAACAGTTAAAAATCCTTCTTGATGCTCAACTATCTGTAATGAAAAACCTTTAGGCGCTAAATGATCTAGTGACCTAAACGCCCTTCTCATTGCATCTGTATATACTAGTCCATTGTTAGAGACTGCCATGTTACACCCCAATCAGCCTTTGTTTTATGATTAGAGAACTCTTTTGATATTTCGCCGTTTTCTAAGTATACCCCGCCCCAAACTCCCCACTCTTTGCCAGAAATGCCCACAGAAAAACACTCTTTTCTTACTGGACATTCAGAACATAACAGGTCTACAGCAGGCCTTAACAACTCATCTTCTTCGTATTTATCAAAAAAAACATTAGTATCATAATCTAGGCATGCAGCATTATCTTTCCATTCATACCTATTCATAGTTATGCTACATACTTGTCAGGTATTTCCCATCCGTTTCTAGAGACGACAAAAATCTTTTTTAGGTACCAAGCACCGTTTTTAAGTGCTCCGTACTTTGATGTCATTGCCTTATCTGACCTTGACATTTCAACAACATTCCAACCGTCCCAAGACAAGTTTTTGTTCTTGGAAACAATTGTCTCCATTTGTTCAAGAGAATCTATTGTTTTCATTTTATACTCCTTAAAAGTTGTATACGTTTGTATTAATATTTTTTGACTTTGACAAACTAACTAGATTCGACACTCTTTCTTTTGGATTTGCAACAAAAGCAAAGTGATCAAAACTATCAATATTTTCTTCAAGCCATTGAGGAGTAACCCTAAATAGTTTGATAGACTTTCCTCTAGACTTCATACCTCTTTCAGAAAGATTTACAAACTCCATCGCCATATCATTAACATTTCCTGGACCAACAGAGTACAAGTAAAACTCTTTTTCATTATCTTTTAATTCAGACAAAGCAACAGCCATTGCTCTAAGGAAAATATTATAGTTGTTGAAATTAGGCGTTCCCTGAACCCCTACTATCATCACTTGTCCCTTCTGTTAGTTTGTCTACTATGAACAACATCTTATCTAATTGTACCTTATCCATGTTGGTTGTGTCAACTTTTTCTGCAGAATCTTTGTCAATTTTTTCATTTACTAAAGGGGCTTTATAAAATGTATTATTTTTAATCCAATACGCTACATCATCTACAACTATTACCTTGGTTGTAGATTCATCTTGATGCTTACTAGACTGGGTTTTTGGCTTAAGCCTTCTCTTATGCTTTTTAGACCCTGAATATCTGTGATGAAGTCTAGCCTGACTTACAATCTGCACACTTTTTTTATGCCTACGAGCCTTGAATAGATAAAAGAAAATAGAGAGCAGCATTACTGCCGTCAAAAGGATTGCTCCAAAAATATCGTTCACTGATGCCCCCTAAACTTATTTTATCACTTTTTGTTAAAAAGAAGTTTGATCAACTGTTTTAGGGCTGACCTTTCATTTGCATCCAATTTTTTTACCTGCTCTGGATCAAGAGATTTTTTATTAAGACTAACAATGGGGTTGGCATCTGTCACATCCATATCAATAAAACCTTTTTCCCACAACCTCATTGACATTTCTGAAAAATATTTTCCCAATGCTACATCAAGTTTTGGATCTATGTCTTTCAACATTTCTGTTTTAACATACATGTTTTCCCCTGTTTCTGGATCCTTGCCAGCAAACCTTAGACCACCAGTTAAAACTAACTTATTGAATATTTCATTCGATTCGTTCATTTTCCAGATTTCTTTCTAGCCTTTGCCAAAGCATCAAAATCTTTTACCTTAGTATCTCCAAGGTAGCCCCATGCATAACCATTATTAATCATGTGATCGTTTACAGAAACGGTGTCTTCGTCTACATAAAGCCAGCCAAGAATTCGACCATACTTTTCAGAAGAGTCCATCTTCTCTGTCTTAATTACTACAGACTTTGCATCCTTCAAAAACTTCTTTAGGTACTCTTTGGACTCTAGGCCCAAAGCCTTTTCCTTAAGGTCTTTTGTACGAGATTCTGGGGTATCAATGCCAGCCAGCCTTACACGAGATGCAAACAAAATATCAAACCCTAAATCAATTAGAACGTCAATGGTATCCCCATCTACTACGTTCTCTACTTTTCTTACATAGTATGTATACATTAGTAATCTTGCCCCTTTGCTTTATTTTCAATCAGTTTATTTCTTTCATCAAGAATGGTAATTGCAAACTTCATCATTTTGTCGTAACCAACAGCATTGTCCATAACCTTGTTATAGTGATGACCACAAAACAACAAGTCTCCGTTTAAGCCAGTTACTCTCACTAGGGCCTCAGCACCACATCTATCACACCTGTCAATTGGGGATAGTTGCCACTCTGCCTTAGCCTCATCTTTAACCATTGTAAACATATTATACCTTCCGATTGTCAGTAGAATAAAATCCACTACCGTTGAATACTGCTCCTACATTAGAGTATACACGAATTAGATCTGAATTGCAAGCATCACATTTATACCCTGGATCGTTTTCGGACATAGACCTAATCTTTGTATATCTTATTGCACAAGACATACAGTCATATTCATATGATGGCATTATTTCTTTTTCGTTTTAGCCTTTACTTGCCAAACAGGAAGTTTAAGTTCGTCGCCAGACCATTCATAACCTAATGCTTTTACTACGAACTTGATAATTTTAATACGCATTATTTAACCTTTCTGCCAAACTTGGCCCATACTCTTTCATGCAAATAAAAGAATGTCATTTCTAGTGCTAGATATGATAGCCCATAAAGACCAACATATTCCCACTCTGCTTCTCCAGTATAATATTTAAGTACAAAATAAATTATTCCAGAAACAAAAGTAAAATGTACAAACGGCCAACTAATAGTCTTCAACAAAGACTTCTTTTTTGATTCCATTATAGCGCTACCTGTGCCTTTCCTCCACCGCCACCAGCAACCTTCTTCTTCTTTTTCTTTGCAGCAGGCTCTGCAGATGTTGCAGTATCAGATGAACCAACCTTACTCAATAGCGGAAGGCTTTCTTCTCCAGCGTATACTGGTCTTCCCCATCCAACAACAGCATTAACCAACTTCTTCTTGTTGTTCTTAACATATGCACGAGTTTTCTCTACACACATTCCACCATTGCGCTGGTCTCCCTTTGCAGTTCCAGAGGTATTGCCTTCGATGACTTGAATAGTTCCATCACCATTATTCTTAATACAAAGACCAACATGCGAAATACGATTTACGCCATCTTCTGGGAAATCAAAATAAATCCAATCACCTGGAGTTGGATCGTCGTTTCTGGCATCTGCCCAACGATCATTCTTCTTAAACCAATCAGACGCTGCAACAGTTGCTGCGGTCTTTGGATATTTCTTTGGATCTAGCCCTGCAGTAAATGCACACCAAGAAACAAATGATTGACACCATGGCAAAAAGTTTGCACCTGTCCACTTACCATACTTTGTCTCATTATCTTTTGGACCCTCAATAGTTCCGAGTTCCTTTTTTGCAACCTCAATGATTGCTTCTAAACTACCTTTAACTGCCATAATATTCCTCCTTGTTGATATGACAATATAATTATATCACGCTGCCCCACCTGGTCTCGATCCAGGGACATCCGAATTAACAGTTCGGCACTCTACCATCTGAGTTATAGGGCAATGTGGGCAGTTTTTAGTCATACCCAGGACTATTAATTAATTACGAATATATGATGTATTGCCAATTAAAATCTTTGACAAAGATGAAAAATACTCTGTAAAAGTTTTAAATGTATTACGGCTTACATATGAGGCAGCAGACACTGCAGTTGCTACTGAACTTCCAGCAGTTGATGTTGGAGATCCATTATATTTAGTAATTTTAACCGAACCAGGAGCAACCATATCAAGACCAGGGCCTGTATTTGTTGCTGCCTCTAGTTGAGTTGCGCTACCAAGTGCACCAACACCTGTCACTCCACTAACGCATGACGGAAACCCAACAACGTCTCGTCGTCGGTCATTTCCTACCGCAACAAATACTGGAACATTGCTTGCGGTTAAAGATGACACAGCATTGATGGTAACTGTATCGTTTGTACATAGTGCAAGGTTTCCTGCACTTACTGAAGACTGGCTAACTGAAAGAGCATCAATACTGTACTTAGCAGCATTCTTTGATACCCAGTCAAATGCTAATGCCAAGGCTCTTGCATCTCCCCTTGAATTTCCAAGTGATGTAACATCATTAAATCTAATAAAAACAATCTTTAGATTTGGATTAACAGTTAGGGCAGACTTTACCATTGCATCGCCGTGGTATGTAGCATTGTTGATTGATGCTGGCCATGGGGCAGACGCTGCACCCTTGCCCTCCATAAACAACTCTCCATTAGGGCAAGACATGTTTTGAGAAGCAATCTTTGACTTTACAGTTGTAAAGCAAACCTCATGAATAATTTGAGGGAAGTTATTAGAATTGATAGCAGTATCAATAATTGCCAAAACTCTTTCATCGTTTGCTTGTACTGGCTGTACTGTGCTAATTACGAATAGTGCTGATAGTATTGCTAGTAGTGCCTTTTTCATTTTTCTCCTTGTTATTTTTATTTGTTTATTCTTTTATTCTTACAACTAATTGGCATGGGTCGCCTCCTGCTTCCCACTCTTCTTGTTCTTCTTCACTCATGTAGGGATCTCCATCATGAGTGTTACAGAATGGCTCTGTTATCCATCCTCGCTCAATACCATTTGAAAGCCAGATACCGAACTCGTCTAGATCTTCATCTTCTATCATATTATAAGTATACCCAACAATACCTAGTTTGTCAATTCGCCAATATAATTTAAATTAATAATACATCTAATCTTAGAGTCTGTTTGTGATACTCCAGAATGCATTACATTTGAATCAAACATAACAAGCCTATTTTCTACACTGTCTACTTTTGATCCGTCTTCAAAAATGGTATATCCATTATTACTATTTAAATAAAATATTGCTGTTGTATTATTAAACTCAGTATCTGAATGCATGCCACCAACTACTGGGACGCTTGTCCTTGTGCCAAGATTCACCTTTACTCTATATATGTATGAAGGATTTATTTTTTTTATTAACGGATCTAATACATTATAAAAATCTGATTTAATTTCATTTTTTAGACATAGTGTATTAAAAAATTGAAACTTATCTAGTCCATACTCTTCGTCTGAAGACACCACAATTGGACTATAAAACCAAGGGAAATTACCACCTAGAACGGTATTCTGAATAGTTTTAAAATCATTTTCATTTAAAAAGTTATCTAAAATTTTAATTTTTTCTCCTAAAACTTTAAGCAGTAACAACGTCTACTGGACCCATGCAAGATGGGCTAAACTTAATTGCTGCACTTACAGCCTGAAGCACTCTGTTTCTTGCATTTTTTTGCTTATCTGTTGCATATAAAACACCATACGCATATTCCGCCCCAGATCCCATTGCGATATATGGGGTAGAGTATTTAGATAAAGACATGTCTACAGCACTGTGTTCATAAATCTCTCCACGAACTGCAATAATTAAACCAAGGTCTCCATCTTTTGTGGTATCAACCCAAAACTCATTATAGAACTCTCTCAGTTCTTTAATGAATTTAGTCTGCATAAATTTATCTGTATCCTTAATATTGGGTGCGGTTGGCTTAAAATTGTAACGAATTCTTTCTCCGTCTAATGCCCCAGCATATCCAATAAGGTATGGACCTATCTTCCAAACCTTGGGTGCTTCAAGAGCAAGGATCGTTCCATCATCAGATGCACCACGATCTCCTGCCATGTAAACTTTACCTTCGTGTTTTAATACAGCAATACAGGTCATGCGAAAAGCCCCTCCAGATAGGTATAGTTAAGTATACCATTCCCTGAAGGGGCCGTCAAGTAGGCTCAATAATGACTAATTAGCCTTTTTATCTACCGTTTTAAACGCTTCATTTATTTCTGATATTGTGAGTTTTCCATCGTCCAAAAAAGCCCTTGCAAGCCTTTCAACAACAGAAGCAACACCAAGCAAACCAGCAAGCATTACTGCCTGAATTGTGTCAATTCCAACTACTGCCCCAGCACCAAGTACCGATAGACCAGACGCTGCAAATACTGCCACAATTCTCATCAACACATTTGTTAATGCTTTCTGTGGATGCTCTTTCTTAGGAGCCTCTACTATTTTTTTAGTTGCCATGTTAGTCCTCCTTTCTAAGCGGTATTGATATTAACCAGACCACTGTTGTAATTAATACTGCAAGACCAACAATATCTCTTGCTGATCCTGTTAGGGTTAACCAAGCGATAAAGAATCCAAGGAGAGTAAATGCCTGAGCAATTATTTCTACACCAGCATCCTTAAGCCATGTAAAAAATCCCTTTACAACCTTCTTAATTATTTTCATGTTACCTCCTCATTCCAATTACCGCAGATACTATGTTAGAAACAAGTACTACTGGGATAATTACTTCCTGTGCTTTTTCTCTCTGATCATCTGTCATATCCATACCTAACTCAGAGAAATTAGATAGGAGTTCTGTAACATCCACATTGAACACTGCTCCAAGTGGATCTGCTAAAAATGCTTCTGTTTGTACCTCAGTAATAGCATCTGCCAATGTATATGGCATTGGGGCATCTGCGTTTTCTTCTGCTCTACCCGCAAACTCTACAAATGCCACTGCTATTTCTGGATTGTCTTTAATTGCTTCTGCAATTATTGCTATTTCTTCTGCCTTAATTCCAAGATTTTCTGCTACTGCTTCTTCCTCTGTTGTGGATAATTCAGTTAGCATGTTTGATAATTCGGCAGCCAACTTAGCATCGTTTTGTCCAATTAGTTTATTTAACTTATTAAGTTCATCTGCTGAAATTGGATTACTATCGTCTGTGTCATTATTATCTGGTGCTGGCACTATAGGCTCTTCCTCAACAGGTTGCTCAGGTTCAGGCTCTTGACCTTGATCTGTTTCCTCTGGCTGAGATGTTGGCTCTTCTGAAGGCTCTGGAGTTGGATCAGTCTCTTCGCTGCCACCATCTGTGGTATCAGGGCTTGGAGAAGGAGTAGGATCTTCTGGTTCAGTTTGCTCATCATCAGGGAACCTTGGATCCTCTGGAGTAATAATCTCTGGGTCAACTTCAACATCAGGTTCAGGTAAATCTGGATCTTCTGTAGAATCAGGACTTGGCTCTGGATCTGGTGTAGGTTCTGGTTCATTAACTTCTTCGCCATTAATAGAAGCAATAAGATTATTAAGGTCTGATATTTCTCCAGCCAACTGTGCTGCCTCTGCCACCTGCTCTTGCTGCTCTTCAGGCGTTATAGGGGCTTCTGTGGGCGTTGGAGAGGGTTCTGGGGATGGCTGCTGGGTAGGGGTAGGAGAAGGCTCTGGAATCGGCTCTGCTTGCAATGTAGGGGCAGGAGAATTAGGGGAAACCTGTGTAGCGCCCCAAGCCTCAAGTGATACTATAGATCCATCATGAAGCCTTACGCCCGTTCTAAGATTTTGGTATTCAGGACCTTGATAACTATAGGACACCGCTAAACCGCCAGTATTAGTAATAG